TGATGGTTGCCTCCGCCGAGGAGCTGGCAAAGAACCACGAGTCCTATACGCATGAAGCAATTGAGTGCGGGGCGGAGTTGGTCCGGGAGGTTGAGCGGGTGATGCGTTTGACGGCGAAGCTCGTCGATGCCTGCGACGGCGGGCCTAAGCGGGTTCGAAAAGAAATGTGAGAAAGATACCAAATGGAGTTGCTTTACTAATAGAGGGTGGAGTATGGTTATCTACACAACAACGAACAAGGAGCAAACAGCAACATGAACATTCACGCAGCACACCTAACCAACCGGATGGCACTCGCCAGCCGCATGGCCGACGAGATCATGAGCTTCACCACCACGGTGCGAAGCCTCGCTGAGATCGCAGGCTTGCCCACGACTTGGTGGAACATCCAAGCGCAGCTCGCAGGGTCCAGCCGCCCGGCAAGCAACGCAACCATCGCAGCCACGGTTGCGATCCTTTCAGACAGGGGCATCGCATGAACCCAGTACACCTCAGCAACAGGCTCGCACTAGCCAGCCGCATGGCAGACGAAACGATCCGCTGGGTTGCCCAAGGCAAAGCAACCCCCACCGCCAACGACCTCTCCATGCTCATGGACTCCGTAGGCGACAACACCTTCTGGAGCGAGATCGCAGCGGCGGCGGGAACAACCCGCCTCCCATCAGAGGCCACCGTATCGGCCACGCTCGCCCTTGTATTTGAGAGGGCAGCAGCATGAACAACCTAGCGGGCGGCGTGATGAACGACCTCCAGTACAACATCATCGTAGCTATCAGGCGCAGCGCGCTTGCCGAAGCATTCAACGAAGCGGTCCTCCAATACGACGCTCTCGGCGGCGCGACCCTCCGAGAAGAAATGATGGAAGCCGACCGTGCGCTCCGGGAAGCACTCAAAGAAGCGGGCATCAAAGTCTTCGACCGCTTCAGAGAGGAAACAGACCGGGGAGAGATGACGGTTTGGATGTCCCGTCCGGGAGGAACCAATTCCGGGGACGACCCTTGGCGGGTCGCACTAGCAGGATCAACGATAAGAGAAGGAGCTTGGAGATGATGATGGAAATGGAACACCTACTGGTCGAAGCTGTCCGGGCTTCGTGGCTGGCAACAGAGATGACCTCTGCCACGAGGGAATACTTCAACAGCAAAGACAACGACTCGCTGATGATGCTTACCTATAGGGACCGCATGCTCCGCAGGGAGTTGGACCATGCTGGCATGGACGTTGTGCCACGATCCGAGCGGGCTATCGAATCGGATGACTGGCGTGTTTATATCAAGCCACGGTCGACAGCCGTAGGCGCGGACAGGGTGATAGTGGCTGGGATGAAACTGGCGGTGTTTGTATGAGCGAGTTCTCAAACGTCGACGAGGCCCTTACCCACCTCAAAACAAAACACAGCAACACCGGCTTCCTTGAAGCAGGCTGGGGTGAGGTTTGGTTTGGTTTGGAACCGGCCACTGACCGCTTACGCGAACTGAACGAGTTGCACGACCTGCTGCATAACCCACGGTCCGGGGACGGCCAGCCCGGACCGGAGCGGCTTGCCAACATGTTCAAGCTGGGATGACCGCCGCTGTAAACGATTAGGGTTATGGGATGGCGGTAACCGTTAAAGTTGGAGACTGCATCAACCTATTAGACATGGATCTCCCATCCGTGCAACTGGTATATATCGACCCGCCGTATAACACCGGGCGCAGATTCACCGAAGAATGGATTGACAGTTGGCCCACAACTTCAGCCTTCATCGATTGGTTACGTCCAAGACTCAAAGCCTGCTGGGACGCGCTAGGACCAAACGGAAACATGATCGTCCACATTGACTGGCGGACAGTCCACTACGTCAAGGTCGCGATGGACGAGCTATTTGGTGAAGCAAAGTTTTGCAACGAAATCATCTGGACGTACCGTTCTGGCGGTGCGTCGAAACGGCATCTCTCTAGGAAGCACGACACGCTGTTGTGGTACGCGAAGGGCGACGGCTACACGTTCAACGCGCAGCGTGTCCCCTACGCCGCCGGGACCGATTTGAGCAGAGCGGGATTCCACCCTGAAGGAAAGTTGATGACGGACGTATGGGACATCAACTTCCTATCAACGACAGCGGTTGAACGTACCGGCTACCCCACGCAGAAACCGCTGACACTTCTAACGAGGGTTATTGAGCTATTCAGCAACGAGGGAGATGTGGTGCTGGATGCGTTCTGTGGTTCAGGTACAACAGGGGTCGCCGCCGCAGCGTTGAGCAGGCATTGCGTAATGCTTGACATCAACCCTACGGCAGCGTCGATAGCTGAACAGCGGATGCTTAACCAGCAAGCCCCACCGAGCCTGTTCGATTAGCGGCCCTGTTAGCCGGTGAAGCTGATGGGTTGAGCCGGTTGTTGTTGGGTCTTCGATTGAACAGCAGCGGGAACACTGGTCGTTGTTGTTGGCAGGAGAGTGGTTGTTGTAGTCGTCCCCGGCACAGATGTTGTTGTTGTGGTCGGCAACGCAGTCGTCGTTGTGGTCGGCAGTGTTGTGGTCGTAGTCGTCAGCACTGTCGTCGTAGTCGTTGTCGTTGTGGTCGGTGCAAGCGTTGTAGTCGTTCTCGGGGGATGGACAGGATTGCACCCAGTCAGAATCAAAATTGCTAGAGTTGAAACAGCTATTAAAACCTTCTTCATCATTTCTCCTTCCACAAAGAAATCAGGGGTGAGCGCATTCGCCCACCCCCAACCTAACACTTGATAAGAATTCCTCTAGCAGCCGGTGCCGTTCCACGCACTACGCCACCCGCTGTTGACGGTATAGACGGCAACAGCGTCTTGCACGTGCGGCGGTGCGTGCCGTGCCGAGCCGTAACCCCCGTGGCCCGCACGGGCGCTCATCGTGCGCCACGTCGAATCAAGGAACTGGTACGCACCCGACGCAGTGCTGTTTGGGTTCTTCGCGGTGTAGCTACCACCGCTCTCATGCCTGCGAACGCAGGCGAGGAACCCACCGGGCGGCGTGTGCGCCTGCTCAACAGGTTGAGCTTGTGCTTGTAGGTGTGCTTTGACAGCAGCCTGTTCCGCCGGGTTCATCGTCGCGTAGGACGCTATTTCTTCCGGGGTACAGCTAACACTTGACACCGCAGCTAAGATCACGATTGCCGCAATGGATACAGACCTGAGATTCAGCCTCATGGTCACCTCTTTCAGTTGTCGGTTAGATACGCGACAGCCACCCGTTTTGGATGAGCGGGTGGCTGTTGAGTTTCAAGGCTACGCGCACATGTAGACGAAATGCAATCATTCCGTAACATTCATGGCATCAAGTCCTCTGACACGAATGGATCAAACTTCAGAATGTCCACCAACTGGGCAGGTGGCGGCGGCCCAGTGGTGGCAGCGTCTTCAGCCGACGCGACCCACGGGCAATCAGGGACACACTCGTCCTCGGGTCCAACCCCGCATTCATCGCAGCCACGCATGTCACCCGAGTAGACTGCTGATTCCATTTCGCTCATAGGACTCTCCTTTGGTTGTAGTACGCACACGTTCTAACAGACTACCTAGACACTTAATCACTTCCCCATCCGTAGGCCACGAATCGTTCCCGCTTACCTGCCCCCGGTGCGGATGGCCATGCCGCCATATCAACCCCGTGTACTGGCCGTCTGAATGGAACCAGTACGGTGGCATCTGCGGGCAGTGCGCTCAAGAGGCAGCGGTGATGTTTGATGAAACCCAGTGGCCTGACGCTGAGTAACCTATTCGCATGACTACAGCATTGAGAAAGAAGGGCTGGACGGTACGTTGCGACAGGTGTAAACGATGCGCGCCTGTTGCTGAGTCCGCTGCTGCCGACGCGCTCAAAGAAGCTGCCGCTATCTACGGGTGGGAGCGGCAGCGTCCGGGTGTGGATGACGTCTGCCCGGACTGCTTTCTAAAGCTCTAGGGCGTTCTGGGCGGCAGCGTCAGCTAAGGCTTCGGCGTGTTCAGCAGCGGCTTCTATTTGCTGCCATGCCTGTTCCTTGACGGCACCGGCGGGGCAGCAAGGTGTTTGAGTGACGGCCACTGTCGCGACCCCGCTGCAAACGTGGCCTGCGCTGGTTGCGCACATCCAGCCGCGACCTGTTGCTGTGTTGTCTCCTACAAGTTCCTGTATCAGTATCATGTAACAGATACTACTACAGGGGTGGGACAGTTAGTTGTCCAACAACCAATCTCTGTAACCTTCGACCGTTGGTTCATCCCACAGCCATTGCTCACGACACCAAAAACAGACCATTCCGTTTGCTTCTCTGCTGTCTGAAGTGATCTCCCATTCAGTATCTATCCCTTCAAGCAGCCACATCGTTCGCCGGTCTTCTGTGGCTTTGCTGACGAGCGCTTCGCTTGATGGGACGATTCTGCGGATCACGATCCAGCGGTGTTTGCGGCGCGCTAACCGTCTGGCTTTGCACCACGCCCTTCGCAAGGTTGTTTTCATGTTGCCTCCTGCGCCTTCCACTGCGCAACTACAAGCTCAGCAGATGTGAAAGGTATATGAAAGGAAGCGGAGAGTGTTGTCGGGCGTGGCTCACAACACGGCAAGGAGCGCCGCCCTCGGCTCAAGGTACACAAGGAGAGTGACTTGAGCTGTCAACGGGACCACACCCGACGGGGGTGAGTATGACATGGGGGGTGGACGCTAGAGGTGTGGCGTGAAAAGAAATCTGAGAAAGATTGTAAATGGAGTTGCTTTACTGTCAGACCAGTGTGGTATGGTTATCTACATGAAGAAGGCCAAGAGCAACAGCAACATTTCCGAGATCGCAAGAGCGGCCCGTGTAGCGGATCGCAAAGATCGCCTTGACGCCATGCGAGACGGTCGCCGCCAAACAGCCCACACTTTCGTGGACCGTAAAAAAGAAGCAGCCCGGCGAGCCTGCCGACGCTAATAGTGTCACACCCCCCAAGTACACTTAACAAACAACAAACAACAAACAAGGAGCAAGGCAACATGGGAATAGCAATCGAAGTATCAAACGGAATGACGGTCGAAGCGGACGACGACTTCAACGTCGACTCCGGCGAGATCACGGTTTGGGTCTTGGAAGTAGAGACCTTCAACCCAGAGGCATCCCCTCCCTTCTCAACCATCACCGAGTACGGCATCTTCGAAACGGACGCTGAGGCTCAAGCCAACGCACCCGAGGATGCGAAGCTCTACGCTGCGGAGGTAGCAGAATGAACGACCTACAAACCCTGCTCGCCTTCCTTCGAGGACTCCCCGAGGTTGGCCTACTCGAAGATGCAGTCAAAGCACTCGCTGCCGCAGACGGCGGGCGTGAAGACGACAGCTTCTGGTCAGAGGCAGAAGACCTCAAATACGACTGCGAACTGCGGGCGATGGACCTTCAAGAGAAGTTGGACTCGCTCGGGATCAACTACGAAACACAATGGGGTGTAAACAACAATTGGTCCGTGCGGCTCGGCACGAACGACCGCACCTTTGGCGGTGGGCTGCTGCCCGGCCCTGTCATTGCAGACTGCCGGATAAGCGTGGGAAGCTACTTTACAGAATGACTCAACTCCGGTTCCACGCAACAGACATCGAACTGCTCAAGGCCACCGCCAAAGAGATGACTCTGGTCGGGTGGCCTGAACAAACGATCTGTCGCGCGATGGCCAACAGCGTCGGCATGGCGTGGGAGGACTTCACGATGCCAGAGCGGGATTACGCGATCAGGCTCATACGAGGGACGCTCATCATTTAGCTATCAATGCGTGCGTCCGGGAACGCGGCACGAGCTTTACGGGTCGCGTACCACTTGAATCTGAACCCCTGCTCGGCGGCACCGATGACACGGTTGTTACCGGCCACTGCCCGCCAGCGCCACAGCCCACCCTCGTCGACGTATAGAACGATCCTGTTACCCTTGGGCATTAGGACTGCAAACGTTGCGCAATAAGGTCAGCAGTAGCCGTAGCGTTAGCCTGAGCGGTTGGCGCTGTGCTGGTTCCACCGCTGACAACAATTGGGTTGACCGTCTTGTTAGCTGTCAGCGTGGTGAAGGTTGCGAGAGTTACGTCCTGCACCTTCGCCCCAAAGAACACCAGTAGCTGTAGCTCTTCTGGGGAGATCCAACGACGGTTGAAATCGTCGATCACTTCGACTCGCCCGTGGCTGGGATCGCCCGGCTGATTTACTCTTAGATAACTGCTTGCCATTTCATCCTCCGGTGTTGGGATCGGTTGTGACCCTGTTGCTATTCCTGTTGCTATCTCTGCGGGCGAAGCGACGATCTCATAGTGCATCGCGTCTTTGTTGCCGCTGTAGTCTCCGCCCCAACGGAACACGTTGACCCCGTTGTTTGTTCTAATCGCTTTGATCTCGTCGACCATCCCACGAGGCATGTCTGTTATCAGGACCGGCCCGTAGGGGTTCTGCTGCCAGTTGATGTCTGCCGCTATCCCGTAGGCGTGCAGGGAGTACTGCGTGCCGCCCGTTATGGCTCGGCAGTTGTACGCACCGCAGTCAGGCGGGGTGGCCTTGTATTCCCACTTCTGAAGAACGGCGTTGAGCGCTTGCCACGCTTCGACGGTCGAAGCCCGGACGCTTATTGAAGCGCCGCCGAACAGGGGAACGGATGCGAATGGCCCTGTGCAGGCGGGCGACCAGAGGACGCGTAGTTGTGCGGTGGTGCGGCTCATACCATTTCCTCTTCGTCGTTCATCCCGTGGTCGGCGTTGTTGTCCGGGTCCGGGTCGGACTCGATGATGATCCCTTGGCGGGCGTACAGCTCGTGGTCTACGAGGTCAACGTAGCGGTCTAGGTCTTCAGCCGTGAGTTGTTCCATGTGGCCATTGTACTGCGGTGCGTTCCCGGTCCGGTGATGGCTTTGCCGGACCGGGAAGTCCGACCCGGACGAGGTAGTTCATCATGCAACTATTCGGTCCGACTCGGGCCAAAAAGAAATATCAAGAAATCTTCCACATTGACTTGCTTTGCTAATAGCACCTGTAGTATCTTCTTACACATAAGGAAACGGAACAGCACAACGGAACAAAGGAG